AAATTTAGAACATTTTGTAAAATCTACACTAGGGAGTGGTGGTAAAACGAAAAAGAAGAAGAAAAGAAAAAAGAAAAAATCAAAAAATAAAAAACAGAAAAGAAATAAAACAAAAAGGAAAAAAAAACGAAGAAAGAATAAAACGAAAAAGAAAAAAAATAAATCCAGGAGCGATCTTCGCGAACGATTTTTTAAAATGATTAATGGAAACCGATTTTAATTTTCAAATATAAAGGGCATTGTATGTTCAAGTGTAAATAATGGTGCTTGGAATGCGGTTTGTGTTAAACTCGTCATTAAGGATGGTCTATTTCCTTCAATGGCGTGGCCTAAAAATTGTAAAATCCATGCGGTTATAAATACTTTGTGTGTTTGTGATAACCATCTGTTTTCGAATGTATTTCTCCAAATATGAGTAAAAAATAATAAAACTTGTATGTATATTAACATTACAGTTCCTATTTTTATTCCGTAATACCTATAATATTGAATACAATAAATAAAAGCAATTAAATCTTCTAAACAACTATCGTAATAACTAATAGTATTTGATTTTCTATTAGTTAGTCCAATATTAATAATACATAATGAAGAATAATTTAATACGCACAATACAATAGCAGGTATGCATACTGTATGAATATTTTGATTAATAGGGTTATTGTGGAATGACTTGTAAAAATCTAATTGATTTTCCATTTATTTAAAGTGATAAAATATCTTTAAATAAATTACATATTTGATAGATGTTTATGTATGATTTTTTCTACATCGCTGCTTGGTTGAAATTTATCCCATCTATCGTAAATATTATTCATTACGTTACATATCGGACATTCACATTTGCTTTCTTCAAATTCAACATCTTCATCTTCTTCATTTTCCTCCTCTTCTTCTTCATCATCCTCATCATTCATCCATTGTTTTATATTTTCTTTCATGGATAAACATTTTTCAAGATTATCATCTCTTTTGCCCATTAAAAATAATTCTAACATAAGTCCTCTCTTAACATCTTCTTTTGTAATAACTTTCCTATCAGTATGACTTACATATAAGGAAGCTTGTTTTACTGCATTTTCCATAAATACCATAATAACCGCGGCAGTATTTTCAAAGGTTTCGTCTTTCTCTACAAGATTATTAAATCCTGATTTCATAAATGTAAAATCTTCACCTTCACTCATATAGTAGTATAATTTTAATTGTTTTTATGTTATTTTATTATTAGAACATAAAAATTGATTTAAACATATTGATAATAAATAGATGTATTAAGATGCCTTCAAACGCAAAAAGACCACAATTTAGATTGTTTGATTTTCAAGTAGTAAATGAAGATTATGATAATTTCGATGATTTTCACCAAAAGAAATTTCTAATCAAAATGTTTGGAATGAATACTAAAGGCAAGACATATTGTATATATGCTAAAAATTTCAAACCTTTCTTTTATATTAAAGGTGGAGACAATTGGATAAAGGGTAGAGAAGATGTTTGGTTGAAATTTCATTTAATGGAAAGACTAGCTAATGAGCCAGGTTGTAATGAACATTGGAAAAATTATATTACTAGTTGTACATTAATAAAGAAGAAAACGTTATATGGATTTGATAATTTTAAAAAATATAATTTTGTAAAGATTGAATTTAAAAACATGATGGCTTTTAATAAGGTAAAGAACTTTTGGTATACAAATCACAAAAATTATACAAAAAGGAAATTAAAAAAAGACGGTTATTTGTTTCAAAGAACTAATACACGTTTAATGTTATATGAATCAAATATTCCAGCAATGTTAAGGTATTTTCACGTTCAACAATTAAGTCCTTCAGGATGGTGTACATTTAAAAAGCCAGTAGTAAAATCAAAAAAGAATAAGAAAACACATTGTAATTATGAATATTGGACGGACGCCTCTAATATTTTACCACTTCCAAAAAAGGAAGATGGTATACCATTAAAAGTGATGAGTTTTGATATTGAAGCTTCTTCAAGTCATGGTGATTTTCCAGTAGCAAAAAAGACTTATAGAAAGCTAATGGGAGAAATTATTCAATATTGGACGGTTCATAAAAAAAATATTAGCAGAATGAATCCATTGGAAAAAAAGGAATTATTTATTGATTTAGTATTAAGTGCTTTTGAATTTAAAAATAAAAAGAATAAGATTTATGAGGAAATTAGTAAAGTATATTTAAAGGGTTCAACATCTAAAAAATTTAAAAAGCCAACAAAAGATGAAATTTATGATAAAACGAATCGATTATTGGGAAAAACAATGGGAGAATTGTTAGAAAAACGAGATCCGACAAAGGAAGAAGAATATTATGAATATAGAAAATGGGAGCAAATGGATGACGAAGAAAAATCAAAGTATAAAGATTGGGATATGTATATTCCATATGAGGTTCGTAAAAACAACGCTTTATACACGCTTAATATGAAATATGATGCTGGAAAAAAATTAGATTTATTAGATAGAGCTTTTATGGCTCACAGGATGAAGAAGATGTTTCCAACGTCTTTCCTCCCAAAATTAGAAGGGGATAAATGTACATTTATTGGTTCAACATTTTTAGAGTTAGGTCAAAAGGACCCGTATTTAAATCATATGGTAGCTTTAAGTAGTGAAGTTGTAACTACACCTGAGGTAGAAAATAGTGAAGTGGTTTGTAAAAAAACAGAAAAGGGGTTATTGAAGGCGTGGGTTAAAACAATACAACAACAAGATCCAGATATTATTATTGGGTATAATATATTTAGTTTTGATTGGAAGTTCTTAATTGAAAGGGCTGAGGAACTACATATGTTAGAAGATTTCTTAAAAATGGGTCGCGTAAAGTCTGAACCAGACCAGATTATTGAAAGTACAACAACTGTAGCAAGTGGAACGTATGAGTTAAAGTATGTAAAAATATTGGGTCGTATTCAGATTGATTTATTGAATTATTTCAGGAAAAATGAAAATTTATCGTCTTATAAACTGGATTATGTTGGTCAGCATTTTATTGGAGATGATGTAAAAGATTATACATTTGACGAAGGTCATACAAAATTAAAAAGTAAGAATTTATTTGGATTGAAAAACGGTCATTATATAGTATTTGAAATTAAGGGTCATTCTTCGGATAAATATTTGAAAGGTAAGAAATTTAAAGTTAAGAATTTAAATTTGAAAGAGGGTTTATTTGAAATAGAACATAATTTGGATATAGATAAAAAGAAAAAATTTAGATGGTGTTTGGCTAAGGATGATATTGATCATATGGATATTTTCAGATTATCAAAGGGTGGTCCAGAAGATAAAGCAATAGTAGCAAAATATTGTTATCAGGATTGTAATTTAGTTCATAATTTATTTATAAAAAATGATATATTTACAGCAATGGTGGAACAAGCATCTATTTGTAGTGTTCCTATTGAGTTTGTTGCTATGCGCGGACAAGGTATTAAATTATTAAGTTTCATATCAAAAGAAGCAAGACGTTCAGGAATGTTGATACCTGTATTAGAGAAATCAACGGCAAATGACGGTTATGAAGGTGCTATTGTATTACCTCCAAAATGCAATCTTTATAGAAAAAATCCAGTAGCAGTTAATGATTATTCTTCTCTGTATCCAAGTTGTATGATTAGTGATAATATTTCACACGATAGTAAGGTGTGGACAAAGGAATATGATTTGGAGGATAAGTTAATTAAAACAACAGGTGAACAAGATAAAAAAGGAAATTTCATTTATGATAATTTACAAGGTTATAAATATGTAGATATTAAATACGATACATATAAATATGTTAGAAAAACACCTAGTTCTGCAGCGAAGAAAATTAAATGTGGTTCAAAGATTTGTAGATTTGTTCAATTTAATGGAAACGATAAAGGTATTATGCCGACAGTATTAAGTGAATTACTAGCATCAAGAAAAGCAACAAGAAAGTTGATAAAATATAAAACAGTTACATTGAAAGATGGAACAACATATGATGGTATGTTGAGCAAAGGTGATGAATATTACACATTAGTATCAAATAAAGGTGAAAAACAACAAGTTCTGGTAAATGAAGTAGAAGATATTAAAGATACATATGATGATTTTATGAAAAATGTATTTGATAAGAGACAGTTAGCAAAAAAGGTTGTAGCTAATTCATTATATGGTCAAAGTGGTGCTAAGACAAGTGCTTTCTATGATAAAGATATTGCTGCTTCTACAACAGCAATGGGTCGCAAATTGTTATTATACGCCAAAGAGATTGTGGAAAAATGTTTTGATAATAAGGTATTGGATACAAAACTAGGAAAGGTTAGAACAAGATCTGAATATATTTATGGAGACACAGATAGTGTGTTCTTCTCATTTAATTTGGAAGATTTGAAAGGCAATCGTATAGAAGACAAGGATGCTTTAAAAATAACAATAGAACTTGCCATAAGAGCAGGAGAGTTGGCTACAAAATTCTTAAAACCTCCTCACGATTTAGAATATGAAAAAACATTCTTACCATTCTTATTGCTCTCAAAAAAGAGATATGTGGGATTACTATATGAAACTGACCCAGAAAAATGTAAAATGAAATCTATGGGAATTGTATTAAAAAGACGTGATAATGCTGCGTGTGTTAAAGATTGTTATGGTAAGGTTGTAGATTTATTAATGAAAGGTAAAACAGTAGATAATGCTACAGAGTTTGTAAAAGGATATATAAAAGATATGGTTGAGGAAAAAATACCACACGAAAAATTAATAATTAGCAAGTCATTAAATGGATTTTATAAAAACCCAGAAGCAATTGCTCATAAAGTATTAGCAGACCGGATTGGTAAGAGAGACCCAGGTAGTAAGCCATCAGTGGGTTCTAGAGTTCCATTTATTTATATACAAACAAAAGGTACTGTAAAATTACAAGGAGATAGAATAGAAGCTCCATCATTTATTAAAAAGAATAATTTAAAACCAGATTATGCGTTTTATATCACAAATCAAATTATGAAACCAGTTACACAAATATTTAGTTTATTATTAAATGATATGAAAGATTTTAAGGGTCCTATTAAAAAGAATTTTGAAAAGAAATTGGAAGGTATTAAAATGAAATATAGAGGTGATACAGATAAGATTGAAGTTAAAATCCAAGTATTGAAAGATAAAATGGTAAAACAATTAATATTTGACGATGCGTTGCGAATATGTAATAATACGAAAAACAATCAACCGACAATATCATCGTTCTTTAGTAAAAAATAAATTAATACAAAATAATTAATTTTTTTTTTTAATATTTAAAAAGGGTCATCTTCATCAACTTCGGGTATTTCATTATCACTTTCTTCTTCTGGTAATGGTGGTAATTGTTCTTGTGTATTATTAATTCCAACATAATTTTGAAGATTAAGAGTAGGAAATTGTGTAGTGATATTATTAGTATTTGTACTATTATTAAAACCAGGTATCAAAAAGGAATATTCTGCTATAAAGGAATTATTGGACGGATCGTTAGATATTTGATTAGTTATATTATCCATTAGTGCATTTGTAACGCTTTCAACAGCACTATTAATCATTTCTCTTGTTTGTGTATTATTATTTATATTTGGAATTGTAGTAGTATTATTTGATAAATCAATCAAATTATTGGTGGAATTAACAGGATTTTCAATATCATTTTCTCTCCGTAAATCTCTTCTACAAACAGGACATCTATAATCAAAATTAGTTAGGTATCGATTTAAGTGAGAACGAGTAAAAATATGTCCACACGGATTAATTCTAGATATTTCATCATTATTTGAAAAATTATCTTGTGTAAATGGACAAATTGTTTGTGTTGTGGTTTCGGCAATATCACTATAAATAAGATTAGTTATATTAGAAGATATATCTTGCGAGTTTAATGGTTGAACAACGTTTCCCATATTAAGAGTATTATTTATGAAATTTTGAAATATATCTCTTGGAATAGTTGTTCTAGTAGTAGTAGTTCTAGTGCGAGTTCTAATTCTCGGTGTAAACCGGGTATTTCTAGTTCTATATCTTGAATCTGTGTCTGGATTTGTGGATGTTCCTGTCTCTGAAATAGTATTTGTTCTTCCAGTTTCATTGCTACGTCTTCCGTGACCTCTAGCATTTCTATTAAAAATGTTATTTCTGGAAAAGTTATATGATGTATTACTGAATGAAGGTGTATTACCGAATAAGGATGATGTATCATATGTATTTGTGTTATTTGATGGTAAAGAAAAATCATATGATGACGTATTTACGGGGGACTGAAATGACGATCTATAATTTCTGGAAAATATGGAATTAACAGGAGGTGTAATATTAGAAGGTACAGTAGATGGTATGGTAGGTGTAATATTAGAAGGTACAGTGGATGGTATGGTAGGTGGTATAGTAGACGGTAGTATAGATGAACGTGTATTGTTACCGTGTATTTCTAAATATCTTAATATTAATCCACACAAAGATGAATTCATTTCTCTTTGAGAATTTAAATAATTAATAACAGTATTATTTTGTTCTCTTTGAATACTTCTAAAAACATTCATATAATCAAGTAAAATACTTTCTAAATTAGGTGTGTTGTTCATAATAGTATAAATAAATATATTAAAAAATGTGTTTAAACGATTATGTCAATATATAATTATATCGTATAATGGAAGAAACAACAAAAGAATTTGGATCTGGTAAAGTAGACGTGTCTCTTTTTAAGGAATTTGAAAATAAAGGTTTAACAGGCTTGGCTAATTTAGGAAATACTTGTTTTGCTAATAGTGCTTTACAATGTTTATCACAGACATATGAATTAAATATATTTTTGAATAAAGGTAGTTATAAAAAACGTTTAAATAATACACATGATTCCTTAATTTTATGTGAATGGGATAATTTACGAAAGATGATGTGGAGTGAGAATTGTACTATATCTCCAGGGGGATTTATCGGTGCTGTTCAAAAGGTGGCACGGATTAAAGATCGAGTAATTTTTACGGGATGGGCTCAAAATGATATAACAGAATTTTTACAATTTGTAACAGAATGTTTTCATAGTGCAATTTGTAGGGAGGTGGAAATGAATATTACAGGTTCGGCTGTATCATCTACAGATAGATTAGCAGAAACGTGTTATAAAATGATGAAAAATATGTATAAAAAGGAATATTCAGAATTTTTGAGCATGTTTTATGGTATTCATGTAAGTCAAATAAAATCTTTAGAGAGTGATTATGAAAATATAACACCTGAGCCTTTTTTTAACATTACATTGCCTATGACTAAAAAAAATAATTTAGTTTCAAGTTTTAATGAATATCTAAAGGTGGAAAAAATGGACGGTGACAATAGAATTTTTAACGATAAAACAAATAAAAAGGAAGTAGCTGAAAAACAATTAAAATTTTGGAGTCTTCCAGATGTATTAGTTGTTACGTTGAAGAGATTTGATAATAATAATAGAAAAAACCAATCTTTGGTAGATTTTCCTTTAGAAGACTTAGACCTTTCTAAGTATATTATTGGATATGATAAATCAAGTTATGTATACGATTTATATGGTATTTGTAATCATAGCGGAGGTTCTCAGGGGGGTCACTATACAGCATTTATAAAAAATTCAAATAAAAAATGGTATTTATTTAATGATACAATGGTAACTGAAGTTACAAATTTAGCAAAATTAAAAGGGCCTCAGGCATACTGTTTTTTCTATAGAAAACAAAAGTAAATAAATTGTATATATATATATAATGGACGGTAATGTTGAAGTATCTCCGAGTGATGGTTTTTCACAAATATATAATTCAATGAATAGTAAAATAACGAATGCTAATCCATTAGTTTTAATAGCATTAACTGTTATTGTTTTATTTTATTTTATATTATTTTCTTATTTAGGATATAATCCTATATCTCAAAGACAAGAACAAAGTCCTGGTATGAAATTAATTGAGTTATTAATGTGGGGCTTATTAATATTTTTAGTATTAATAAATGGTATTCAATATTTTTTTAAATTGGATATTAAGACAGCGATTAACAATATTTTTAAGGGAACGCCTGAGGTAGATATTACAGTTGCCCCTGAGAAACGTTTTATAGAAAAAACGGGTAATGCATTATCTAAGGATGTAAAAAAGATAGGAACAGAGATAGAAAATGATTTAGGTTTAGGTAATTTTAGAAATGGCGATTCAGGTTCGTCGAGTGGTGGAGGTGGTGGAAGTGGGGAGGTATTTAATGTAAGTAGTAATAATTATACATTTAATGAAGCAAAGGCAATGTGTAAAGCATATGGAGCAAAATTAGCAACATATAATCAAATTGAAGATGCTTACAAAAGTGGAGCAGAATGGTGTAATTATGGTTGGTCAGCTGACCAAATGGCTTTTTATCCAACCCAAAAAAATACCTGGAAAAAACTTCAGAAAATTAAGGGACATGAACATGATTGTGGGCGACCAGGTATAAATGGTGGTTTTATTGATAATCCAAATGTTCGTTTTGGAGTAAATTGTTTTGGAACAAAACCAGATATTTCTGAAGAAGAACAAGAAATAATGAATAATGCTTCCGTATATCCAAAATCAAAAGAAGACATAAAAGTTAATAGATTGGTTAAGAAATACAAAAAGAATTTAGATAATGTATTGATTAATCCTTTTAATCATAATAATTGGAGTCAAATATAAATTTATATTAAAAATTATTATAAATTTATTTTAAGTAATTATAAATAATCCACATAAAAACAAAAAATCCTACAATAAATTTCAAGGTTTTTCTTTCATTATCATTGTCGTCGGGTATTAATGCTAATCTTCTTTCTATTTCATTTGTAGTCATATGTCTTCTGTAAGGAGTTTTGCGTCTTTTATATTTTCTATTTTTTATTTTTCTCCAATTTGGCCTACCATATGTGGATTTATGACATATAATACATTCATGTTTTATGTTATACCATTCATTAAAACATTTAAAATGGCATTCATAAATGCAATCGCAAGTCAAATTTAAAAAACAAGGAACTTTAACTTCGTCGTGACATATCATACAAATAAATTTTTGTTTCCTATTGAACATCATAAGTATATAAATATTGAATAATTTGTTTATTATGTTTGAAATTTAAAACTTAATTATAAGGGTTTCTGCATATTAAATTAAAACTGTCTTTGTATGTAATTCCCTGTATTAATAAACCAATAGAAAATCCAATGAAAATTTCTGGAATATAAAAAAATATACTTATTAAACAAATTAGTAAATATAATATCCAGTGATGTAAATGTATAGCGTGTGTATTATTATAAGGTATTATAACCATACCTTTGTATAATAAAGGGTAAATTGTGGGATTTATTGCGGGAGCCGAACCCTCAGTTTGTGGAAGAACTAATATATTGTAAAAATAAGAAATAAATAAACCACTTGTAAGTAAAAACATATTATGAATATATAATTATAATTATTTTAAATATAAATTATTATAATTACCTTAATTTTCTAGATTTTCGTTTCTTTTTTTTACGATTTTTTCTGGTTTTTCCCTTTTTTTTGGGTCTTTGTTCAGCCATATTTAATAATTTATTATAAATATCATTTTTTATTACACCACCGTCAAGTGATCTACTATGGACATTTTTTCTAGATGACTGTTTCAATTGTCGGTTCATCATATATAATCCAACAGGGATACCAACATTACCGAATTTATTATGACTTCCTACACCACCACCAATCATAGCCGGCATATTTTCATCTCTAAATAAGTTATTGAATTTCATTCCTATTGATTCAATCCCACCACCTTTATTTTTATACATAACAAAATCATCTGCTTTCATTTTTTCCATTATATATAATATTTACACTTATTTTTTTTTTATTTTACTTAAATACTGGTGCAGCCAATCCAGGACACATATGAAATATACTAAAATCAAATTTATCTGCCGTATGGTCATATACAATATCTGCTATCAAATCTCCATATTCATTCTTCCAATCTTTTGAAAAAATAACTTTATTACCAAAAATTTCATTGTAATCTGTATAGATCTTTGATAATTTATATTTTGTATTGGATTCAAATTTCCAATAAGCTTCATTTACTAAAATTTCTTTTGTTTCTTTACATTCCAAAAATTCTTCCACTGAAACATCTCTTACTATTTCTTCCAAAGTTCTATTATCTTTTTCATTTACTATCGTGTCATCGACATATTTTGATTTTCTTATACTAGGCATATTTTAACACTCGCGATATATATAGGACGCCATATAATCTCTAAATGCTTTTTCATCTTTAATTACATATCCATCTGTTTTTAATACTTTCATCATGTCCTTTAACATGTTATTTAAAATATTCCTAACTTTAAATCCATTTCGTGTTGTACTATTTAACCAAGATTGAAAATCATCCTTTTTATGTTGTTCTCTGGTTTTTGCTAAACTTTTAAATAAATTTTCGTGTTTTTTATCAAGTTTATAGTTGCTATCGGTAAGATCTTTTAAAACTAATTTATGTTTATCAGTCATTAATAGTATATTATTATTAATGACTTTAAATGATTTATGAATATGATCTTTTAATATCATATTTGAAACTTGTTTGTCGTTTGCTTTTTATATGTTTAATTATATTTTTAACAGCATCTTCGCTTTCTATACAATCGTTCAACGCATCTTCTACTAAACTATATGTTAAAGGTGATGTTTGTTTTACATTTGAAAATTTTAACTTGCCGTCACTAATTTGAATGACGGCATTTTCTAAATTATTGTTTTCAGCATAGCTAAAAATATTACTAGTTAAATCTGTTCTTTGTGTTCGTAATTCTTTCATTTGGGTTTGTAAATTTTTAATTCTGTTATCAACTGTTACCCAAGTTTGGATATTTTTTTGAAATACTTCACTCATTTACTTTAACATATAAATATAATTTTAAATCATTTATATGATATAATTTAACGGCGGCGACGGGAACGACGTTTTTTCATTGACTTTCTGCGCTTTCTGCGACCACCTTTTTTAGCAACACGTTTCTGTTGTTTCTTTTGAGCTTTGTAAAGAAGAAATGGAAGAAGAGCAGTTTTGAGTGCACCCATAACTGAACCACCTTTACGGCTTCTGCGTGATTTACGACTTTTGCGTGAGCGTTTTCTTTTCATTGTTTTATGACCAGGCATTATAATATAAGTTTAGAAATTATACTTTGCGAGGAATTAAAATTTTATTACGCAATAATAAAATAAATATTCCTAAAATTAATAAAAAACTTATAAATACAAATATAATTGAAAGAAAAATATATGGATATATTTCCTTTATTAACATGTCTATTAATGGACGCATTAATTCTTTAAATTCTTCTTTTACATCATCACGATGTAATACATTTAAACATTCATTTACTATGGTTTCCTTTAGTTTCATATTATTTATTGTAAATATTTTTATATTTGAATGCGTACTAGTTTAAAGTTTAATTTCTAAATTTAACCCAAATGGACAATATATTACAACCAGGAAATATGGTAGATTTTGATTTTAGCAATATTTCATTAAAAAATCCTAAACCAATTCAAGGAGGGTCTTTTTTATCTTCTATAAAAAATAATAACAAACCATTAATCATACAAACTCCAAAAATAAAAACCAAAAAGGGTATTACACAAACTAATAAACATATATATTCTGATTTGGTTTTTGAAAATGAACATAACGAGTTTACAGAATGGGTAGAAGGCTTACAAGATATTGCGAGAAACCTAATATTAAGCAAAAGTGAAACATGGTTTAATGACCCTGTTACTTTAGATGAAATAGAATATAATTGGAATAATTCCTTGAGAACATATAAACATTCAAAACAATTGTTAAGAACTTTTATTCATAAAAATAAAGGAATATCAAGTGATGTATTAAAAATTTATGATAGTGACTATAAATCGAAACACATTAATGATATAACAAGTGATACACCTATTATATGCATTTTAGAAGTAATTGGATTAAAGTTTTCAAGTACAAATTTCCAATTGGATTTTTGTTTAAGACAAGCAATGATACTGGAAGATAAACCGATTTTTAATGAACCACTTATTAAATTTAATTCAAAAAAGGTACATGAAAAAAAAAATGGAGAGAAAAATGTTTCATTCGAAAAAAATAATGAAGAAATTACTTTAGAAAGTCCCGAGAAAATTATAGATAATTTAGAAAATACTAAACAGGAAATTCAAGATTTCGATAATTCATCCAATATAATAGAACATTCAGTGAAAAAAGAAAATTTAGAAGATGTTGAAAAAATAGAAAACCCTGTTGAAGTTATAGACACAAGTCAAGTTGAAGTAAATGATAACATTGAACACGAAAACATTCAATTAGAAATAAAAGATTCACAACAATTAAATAATATAAAAGATGATTTATTAGGAGTTAAAGAAGAAAAAAATTTAGATAATTTAGAAAAAAATGACGTATTTGAGAATAATGAATCAGAAAATGATAAATTACAAGAAGTTAATCTAACATTAGACGAAAAAGATGCTATTACTTTAAAAAAACCAAATGAAATATATTTAGATATTTATCATAGAGCCAAAGAAAAGGCGAAAAAAGCCAAACAACAAGCAATAAAAGCATATTTAGAAGCAAAGAGAATTAAAGAATTATATATGCTCGAAATTGTAGATAGTTCAGAAGAAGATATTAATAGTGATTCAGAAGAAGAATCTGAAGATGATGAATTATTTAGCGAAAAGTAATACACAATTCAAAAATTTTATGTTTAGATTAATATATAATGAACATGTTTAAAAAACTTGCAAAAAAGATTACAGACAAATCTATGTTAATGGTTTTAGCAGGAGTTGTAGCCATAGCAGCACTATATTATTATTCACAGGGATTTAGCAAATCTTTAGTCGGAATGTCAAATTCCAATAAAGCAGCCGAAGCCGTAGATAATTCTCCTTCTAGTTGTGCAGCGGGTGGAAATAATTTTGTTCCAGCTTCTGCTATGGGTCAAAATGAAGGTCACGCAGGTGCCAATGGTGCCGTAACCGATACTTACGGATTACCACCAAGTTGTGCTAAACAGCAAGTAGTTGATCCAGCAGACCTTCTCCCAAAGGGTGGAAACAACGAATTTAGTAAATTAAATCCAATGGGCGCAGGTGACCTTAAAAACGTAAGTCTTCTTAAAGCTGGTCATCACATCGGTATTAACACCGTTGGACAAAGTTTAAGAAACGCAAACTTACAACTTCGTAGTGAGCCAGCTAATCCTCAACTTCAAGTTGGCCCTTGGAACCAAAGCACTATGTCTGCTGATAACATGAGACGCCCATTAGAAATTGGATGTGGCTCAGCTTAAATTATATTATTACTATTAAGTTTTATAATAATAATATATACAAATGAATGATTGGTTTTCTTATTTTCTAATATTATTCGTAGTAGGTTTTATAATAAAAATTTATTTCGAGTCTGATATGTTTCACTTAAAATGTATTGTTAGTGATGAAGATGGTAATACATATTGTGTTAGAGAATCCCCAAAATTAGAATTGGTCGCAGGTTTATTAGCACGAACTACAGAAAAACTAAAGCAATTAGTAGCATATTTAAAAGAAGAATATCCCAATAGAGAAAACGTCAAAAGACTAGTAGAAAAATTTAATCCTAAAAAGATTAGCGAAACTTTACCCACAAGTAAGTATACCGCGTATTCTGAAAATAAAGGAGAAAAATTAGCGTTTTGCACCACAACAACTAAAGAAGGTTCCAAATTAATTGATGAAAATACACTTGCCTTTGTAGCAGTTCATGAATTAGGACACGTAATGACTGAAAGCGTTGGTCACACAAAAGAATTCTGGCAAAACTTTAAATTTTTACTCAAAAATGCGGTAAAAATTGGTATATATCAACCTATTGATTACAAAAAAAAACCCAAAAATTATTGTGGTATGAAAATTACAGATAACCCCTTTTATGACCTTTAATGACCTTTAATATAGTGCCTTTTTTTCAGCTATCTCACACATCCTTTTCAATTTATTATTTGATATATTACTCCCATCTCTTTTATAAACCTTAAATCTTATTTCTTCATTACAATCATATATGACTTGACTTTCGTATATGTTTGAAAAATTATTTGGAATTTCAGGAAAAAAAGTATCACATTCATATTCATTTTGTATTTCAGTATAAAATATAGAATCAATTAAATTACCTTCCAAAGTCTCAGTATATAAACTCTCACCACCTATTATCCAAATATTATCAAATTTATGAGGACCATATACTATTTCAACGCTTTTTAAACTTGGCGCAAAATTTACCCCACCGTCCTTACTTTTAAATAACATATTTTCAACCTTTGATGTTAATACTATATTTTCTCTTTTAGGCAAAGGTCTGTTTTTTAAAGGAATACTTAACCATGTATTTCTTCCCATTATAACCGCATTATTTTTCTCTCCAATTGTTAATTCTTTAAAGTATTTCATTTCCTTATTAATAATCCAAGGTAACTTATTTTTAAAGCCTATTCCTCTATTTTTACAAGCAGCAACAATAATATTCATTATTATATAATAAAAATATAGGATATATTTATATAGATGTCACAAATATATAAAATAAACTTGTTAGACAAAAATAATATACAAAAAATATTTGTTTTTAAAGGTAAGTATGAAGTAGTCCAAGGAGAAAATAATGTTACTGCTAATCCCGGAAATATTAGTATTTTTTCTAAAAGCGAACTCAACAATATTCATAAAAATAATATTCAAATACAATATATTGATCAACTTATTTATGATGATGATTCTATTTTAAGAATAAAAGAAAAAATTCTAATAGAAAGTCGAGGAATAAATCTTTCTATTAACCAAATGTATCTTTTTATAAATAGTGAAAAAAAATTTAATATACACGATACTTATTATAAACTAACACAAAAGGAAACATATGAATTAAATATTAATACATTAAATGGATTTTTATATAATATTGTTTCTAATAGTTATAAATTAACAAAAAAAAATATTGAAATCCCACAAGATACACAATTTTTTACATTTGAAGATCTAAACAAATTAACATTCGATTGGAACGATAATCATTATTACCAAACATCATTAGGACAACACGCAAATTATAAAACAAAATATCCATATATAACAAATCCATTTAATTGTGTAACAAGCGATAGTTTTATTTTAAATAATGATATCGTAAATACACAAAATTCTTCTGTATTATTTAAATTTTTCCCTATCAAAAATAATAATATTTATTTATGCACCACTGAAAATGTTATTGAATATGTCGAAGAAAAGGGACTTAATTTGACATTTTTTCTTAAATTATATTTTCCCATTTTGTATTCTGTTGATAATATTAAAGATAAAAATGATTTTGAAAAAAAATCTATGACCCTAATTGATGAAAACAAAAAACACGTAAAAAAATATTATAATACTTACAATAATTTCATAAATTTGTTCTATGAATTAGTATTTTTTGACGGGACAAGTAATTTTGATTTTACCGAAAAAGGCATTAACTATTTTGAATTTATCATTCACCCCAACAGTATTATAAAATTACCCCTTGAGATTTTGTTCAAAACTATACATTCAAGTGAAAAAATACCACTTATTAAATATAATCCAGGAGAAGGGTATGAAAATATTTATAGAGTTTTCACAGACGATTATTTATCACTTACAGGTATTAAAGTACCATATATGTATGTAAAAAATAATTTCAAAAAATATAAAATATTAGAACTTATGAAAACTTTATCAAAAAATACAAGTATAGGGTTTTATATTATAGAAAAATATTTACAAAATGATTTTGAAATTTACTGCGATTTTCTAGAAAATGGAAATATTCAAATAAAAATAAATTGTCCATTATTAATATCAAAAGATCAAGCTGAAACATTAATAAAAAAAGCCATTAATGAAAACATATTACAACATATTACTTCTTATTTAAAACAAACAGGATATGATTATGTATTATTTGATAGCTTTTTAGACAATAATATTGAAATAATAGATATTAATTACATATTTAAGGTAGAAAATAAAAAAATTTTGAAATTAAGTAATTATATTGGATGCGTTAGTTCCATTTTTAACATATTGTCCAAGGACGCATTAAAAACTAGTGATGAAATCAATCTTATGTTTAAACGTGTATCAGGATTTAAAGTAATGGATAGTATTAAAGCCTTTATAACTATACAAAGACAGAAGGGATTAATTGGTTCAAATTTAATTCAGTCCATGATTGATAATTTTCCTGAAAAAATATCAAGTAAGGAAAGGGCAAATGAAATATTGGCTGAATGGAACGATGAAATAACAACAACATTAGAAACGTTTGGAAATAAACTAATTAAAATAGAGAATAATCCTGGATTTAATACAATAATAACAAATGAACTTACTTCGGGTAATAATAATACATTATTTATTATTAAAAATATTAATGATATTGATTATATTAAATATTTAAATGTATATGTAATAGCATTGTTTAAAATTTTAATGAAAAAAATTAAAACTAAAGAAAATAAAGATAAAGTAAAGCGTGTATGTAAAGTTATAAAAAATATTGAAGAGCTAGAAAATAATATAGACGTAAAGAAAAATTTACGTTCAGGGTTAATTACATTTGATGTTAGTTCCGATTCAGATATTGATGATGATGATATAATAGATGATGATGATAGCGAATTAGATGATGATGATCTAATCGACAATGATGATGATGAATTGTCTGGAGATGATGAATTGAGTGGGGAAGATGAAGAAGAAGATGATGAATCGAGTGGGGAAGATGAAGAAGAAGAAGAAGAAGATGATGATGAGGGTGATGAGAAAGTAGTTGAAGAAAAAAGTGAAAATAAACAATTAAACAGTCCTGTAAAAATACCAACTCCTAAAAGTGACTTAGAAAGTTTGGGAGATAGTCCAAAAGCATCTAATGACGACCAATTAAAAATACCAACTCCTGAAAGTGACTTAGAAAGTTTGGGAGATAGTCCAAAAGCATCTAATGACGACCCATTAAAAATACCAACTCCTGAAAGTGACTTAGAAAGTTTGGGAGATAGTCCAGAAGCATCTAATGTCGGTCCAGTAAAAATACCAACTCCTGAAAGCGACTTAGAAAGTTTGGGAGATAGTGATAACGATATGTTAGATGATACAAGTAGTGATGAAGATACAGATGATTCTATGAGAGGTGGTTCAGATAGCGATAGCGATAGTGACGGTGAGGAAGAATTAAAGCAAGATTTAACACATATTAAATTAAAAGGTCAAAAGGGTTATATGACTCAAAGATTGTCTAATAGAGACCCAGAATTATTCTTAAAAAAAGATAAAAAAGGATATAAATCTTTTAGTAAAAGTTGTCAATCACAATATAATAGACAACCTATAATATTAAATCAAGATGAATTAGATTATATAAATAGAAACGATGAAAATGAAAATATAAAATCTTACGATGAAGTAATTAGTTATGAAAATCCAACGAATTCTAAAAAAAATAGTTATATTTGTCCCAGATTTTGGTGTTTAAGAGATGAAAATGGAAAAGAAAGAAGTTTATCTTTAAAACAGGTAAATCAAGGAGAGTGTGGTGGTTGGGATTCAGTTATACCAGAAGGTGCGAAAAGAGTTCCACCTGGAAAAAGAATATTGGAATTTAGTTCGGAAAGGTATCATAGACAGGGTTCAAAATTAGAAGGTAATGATCCAGCAAGAAAATTAGTTTATAAACCGTTTTATCCGGGGTTTTTACCAAAGGATAAACATCCTGACGGTTTATGTATACCATGTTGTTTTCAAAATCCATTTACGGGAAAAGCAAAAAATACAGATGATAAAACATTAGAATATAATTATTTTTCCAATAATAAAGGTCCCAATAAAATAAATCCATCATATGATACAGATGAAGATGGAAATATACTTTTAGATAGTATTAGAGGGGATAAAATTCCTAGACAAGCCGGAACATCAAACGCTAACTATAACGATTGTAATGAAACATCAAAATCGACAAATACAAAGGTAAAAACGACAATTGATAGTACCCCTGTTCTACACTTTCCATTGAAATCTGGACAATTGGGTTATATGAATGAATCTTTACAAAAATTTCTTGGATTTGATAATGCTTCTATTTGTTATACATCTTATACATCTAATAACTTAAATAAAAAATTAAAGTTGAATAGTTATTGTTTATTACGATTAGGAATAGAAAAAAATAAAAAACAATCTTTTTTATGCTTGTTAGCAGCTATATTACCATATTATAGAAAAAGAGTGGATGAAACGGGAAAAATGTTATCAAGTGTTGTACATAATTTAAAAACATTTAAAAAAGAATTCTTAAAAAATTTATCAATTGATAAGTTTATTCAGGTCCAGAATGGTATTTTGATACAAGTTTTTAAAGACGAGAATAAAAATATTATTGACTCAAAAGTAAAAAATTATGAAGAAAAGAGTGAAGTTATAAAAAGTCTAGTAAATATTAAGGTAAAGAAATCTATTATTCAATCATATGAAAATTTTATATCATTTTTCAATGATACAGATGAAAATATAGATTATACATATATTTGGGATTTTGTAACAAAACCAAAAAGCGAAGGCGGTTTATTTTTCGATGAAGGAATAAACATGTTGATATTTTCAAATCCAAATGACGATATAACAAATAAAATAGAGTTAATATGTCCAACAAATCATTATAGTAACGATTTTTACGATGAGTCAAGAAAAACATTATTAGTTTATCATAAAGACGGTTTCTTTGAACCGATAACACAGGTTTATACGAAAAGTACAACAAAGTTTGTTATTTATAGATTTTTAAGTGGTACTTTTTGGAAAGATCATAAAATATGGAAGGAATATACAGATTTGTCTGATACAATACGTAAAATTCAAAAGATGTTACAAGATAGTTGTTATTATAAGAGTGGTATAATTGATAAAACAAGATATGATTATAAATTAAATAAAAGTTCAACTAGTATTATAACCGAATTAAATAAAATAGGTACAAATACAGATAATATTATACAAATATTAAATAGCAACAGTCAAGTTATTGGTTTGTTAGTTAATTATAAAAATAAAAAAATTTATATCCCAACTTTATATTCAGGTATTGTATTAGATAAACAATATTTATATATTAACGATTATACAGAATATTTATCATATGTAGATACAAAAGATATATTAACAGAAATTAATACAAATTCTTTAAATGAAATACTGTGTAAGCCTATGAAAAAAGTTGTTGATGATAATATGATAGTTGGTATATTAACAGAGACAAATCAATTTGTTCCTATTATACCTGAAGTATATCAAGGTGAAGAAGAAGAGTTAGAAGATTTACCTGTTATAATTAATAAGGGAACAAATAATATTTTAAATACAGATAGAAAATTAATGTTATCTAATGAGATAGATGAAGAAAGAATATTATTTATAAAAAAAATAGATATGGAAAATAATTTTTATAATTTATTTCGAAATACATTTAAAATAATAATTAATTATGGCGAACAAAAAGAAAGAAAGAATAATCTAGAAAATGCAGTATCAGATATTACAAATACATACAAAGAGAAGTTCAATTACTTAAAAAAACAAATACAAACAATAATGCGAGCTTCCATAAAATTTATGGAAATGCCTGAATTATTAACATTAGAAGATTATATTGATTTGCAAAATTGTTTGGGGTTAAATAAGCTAGATTGTAAAAAAACCAATTATTGTTTTGTTAGAAAAAATACACACGGAGTTTGTGGTTTAATATTACCAAAGACAAATTTGTATAATGGATTAGATAATAGTGAATTTTATATAGAGAAATTAGCTGACCAAATAATAAGATATCATAAAATAAGAAAATATTTATTTACACCTAGGGCGTTTTTATCCTTTCAAAGAGTAAACTATAAAATTAATAAAGATGAAATTGTTGTTTTGGAAGAAATATTATTAGAACAATATTTAAAGGATATCAAATTATCAGAGAAAAATAAATACATAAAAACAAAAAAAATATATGATTTGGTGAAAAGTGAAAAAATTACAAGTTCAAAATATATAGATAGTTGTATAGTTACAAATAGTAGTATCAAAACTATTAAAATGGGTAAAATGGTAAAAAATTTAGTAAATATACCTGAAGAAGATAAAGAAAATAAGAGTATATTGACAATAATAGAATATTTAAACACAAGTTCTTGTGCCTTTAGATTTATGGAATATATAATAAATAATGAAATAGAAGAAAAAGTTAATGTTTCACATTTAAAAGATGTATTGATAAATTTTTATATAAACGCAAATTTTCCAAATGATTTAATACCATATGGTAGGGGAAGTGATGATAATAATTGGTCATTTTTCAGTATTGTTCAGTGGTATTCATTTCAATCAATTCACACGGAAAATGTCCATAAACAACCAATGAATAAAAAAAATTTATTAATATCAGACATTATAATGCGAGATAATTATATGCCTACCGAACTAGATTTACTCATATTAATAGAACATTATCAAATATCATGTATTGTTAAAACAACAAAAAAAAAATTTGCGATGGCGCCTAATCTTGGACAAACTATAAAAATGGAAGGAAATAGTGAAAATACATATAAATATATTATATTGATATCTGTAGATAAAAAAAAGAAAAAAACACCCAAGAAAAATCTAACATCTACATTAAGTCTTGGATTACTAACATATAATAACAATGAACGTATTCCTAATAAAATAATAAAAAAAGGCGGTAAATCTATTTTATTAAATACATTTATAGATGCATTTATAGATGGTAGAATGGATGTCCAAAAAAATATAAAAGAATCAAAAAAAAAAAGTACAGTAAAAAAAATAGGTAAGAAAAATTTATCAAGTAAATAATTTAATTTATATATTTAATTAAATTATCTAAAAATTCTAAGTCTATGTATATAATTTGATTGTTGACTTATATCTCTAACATTTAGTTCTAGATTATTCAATGATGCTATATTTTGTCTAGTATTTGACGTTCTTCTATTTATAGGTGTTCTGGATAGTTGGTTTCGTGTAACAAAAGGATTTATGTTCGTGTTAATTGTTATATTTGGCGGTGGTGGTTGCGGATTTACTGGTCGTCTAATGGGGAGAATAACGGTTGGAGGTGGTGGTGGAGGTATTACAATATTATTTTCTGACTGCGGCGGTGGTGGTGGAGGTATTACAATATTATTTTCTGACTGCGGCGGTGGTGGTGGTGGAATTACAATATTATTTTGTGTTGGTGTGGGTGATGGCGGTGTAATAGGTGTTTGTTGAACTGTTTGTTCTATTGTCTCTACAATATCCAAGTCAATGGATTCGTCACTGTCGCTATCAATAAGCGAAGAATTTAATGAATTTCTAATAATTCTTGTTCTCCTGTTTCTTATTTGATTTATAAGATTAGGTGGAGGAGGAGGAGGGGTTGTTCTAGAAGATCTTTCAGCCATTGGAACGTAACGCATAACATCAAATCCCCGTTCAAATCCAAAATCAGGGGTTAATTTTACAATCGCCAATAACTGTTTGTTTAAAACATTTTGTTTTTGTTCTTTAACAATAGGATTACAAGAGAATTTGCTTAATAAGTAATTCATTAACATAGGTTTAAACATATTTACAGCCTTGGTTCTAGTAGAAATGGAACAATAATTAGTAAATGTTGTATAATTAACGAGTTTTCTATTATCGTGTAGTAAATTTAAAAGTTGTTCAAATAATTCATAATAATTGTTATTTCGAATAAAGTTTATAATGGCTACTTCTTTCAGTGTTGTATAATAATGTGATTTGTATTTGCCCATATTCATATTACATTTAAAAAATATAGTAATACACAACGGTAAATTAACATACATATTCAAACAATTAAAATAAATATTATATAAGTTATGTGTTTTAATATATAAATTAGTATATGGATTTTTTACTTTTAATGGTTTTGGAAAAAGTCCTTGAGAATTTAACAATGCTAGTTTCCAACAACTTATTAAATCTCTTAATTTAAAATTATATAATGTATTATTTTCTAGTAACATAATTTTTTCATTACTTGGTAATATGTCCAATGAATTTAAATGTAAATCAGTATTGATATCATATTTCACAGATTTTTTAAATTTAAATAAACGGGCAATTGTATTTAATTTATTCATTAAATTTTTAACGGAAATATATAAATCTTTCAATATTTCTTTATCACTATCGATTATAAATTCTTCTTCTAATATACTTTCTTTAAATATTTGAAAAACGTTTTCTTTTTTCAAATTAATCAATAAAAAAATATTTATTAATGAATGTGATATATTTTTTACCTTCGACATTCTAAGTAGTAATTCTTTAAATAGTAACATTCTTATTATATTATGATTATATAATAAGATTTTATGATTTAAAATCCGGGATCATATTCTGTAGAAATATCACCGCTATATTTACCTTGAATAAATTCAGTAGTTGTATTCATAACAATATTTTGTTTGCTACAAGGGTCATCTTTATTAACTTGTAAGAAGTCATTAATATTAATTTTTTGTTCCAATTCTACGTGTTCTAATTTATTAACTTCATCCATATTTAACATAATCTGAAAACTACCTGTTCCAAAATATCCTTCTTGTCCACACATAATGTTTGATGATACACCAGTCATCAAATCTAATTCTGCGTGTCTAGCTGCTCTTAAGAACATTTCAGGGGTTTCTTCAAAACTTGCCTTAGCAATAGGACCAATATCATCGTTATTAATTCCGTGTCTAAATACACTTACCATTTTTTTAGTAGCACACATTCTATCACATAATAAAGACAAATGATGATAATTGATATAATTACCATTTGCCTGAAACGCCTCATTAATTTCATTTAATATGCATTGTCGAGCAGCTTCAATGCCTAAAGTTCTATACACTTCTTGGATATTATTACTATATGTTTTATTAGCGTCAATGTTATCTAGTGCTAAAATTTCTTTAAGATTGCTTCCAACAGTATCTAATACCCAAATATCTTCTTCAACAAAATTTCCGTCTTTAGGAACCATATGATTAACTACCTTGCGTAGAATAATTTTTGGGATTCCCTTTATTCCTTTAAGAATAATATTATTTAAAATATTTTCTTGAAGATTTTTCAACATATAAATATCGTCGGTCTGATCTAAATATTTCTTTTTATTTGCTAACATTGAAGATTTTCTATCCATAAGTCGAATTCTAAATACAAGATTATCATCATTTAAGTCGCTAAAAACACATTCAACCGAAGTTTTTAGAACATTTTTAATAGCAAAATGTATATCATCCATATTAATATTTCTTTCCATCATCGCTTCTCTTTCAAGTTCTATACGAATAACCCATTTGCTGCTTTCATTTTTCTTATCATCGTCTTCCGCACCAGCATCACATATAATTTTTTGAAACTCAATATGCTGTTTAATCAAATCGTGATCTTTATCTATTAGAGTGTTATCTGGTTTGGGGTCAAAACAAATACCAACAGATTTTGTAATATCTTTAATGGATGTATATTCTAATGAATATTTAATTTCTTGTGCTTTTTCAACATTTGTTTGTTCATCTTCTTTCAAATAAATAACACAAGAAGGCATTTTGGGATTTTCACTAATAGACAAGATTTCTTCAATCCTTGGAACACCACGAGTTACATTAGATTTCGATGCTACACCAGCAAAATGGAAAGTGTTTAAGGTCATTTGTGTAGTTGGTTCTCCAATACTTTGTGCGCTAACCATACCAACCATTTCACCTGGATGAACAACAGCCTTGTTATAATTTAATGTGAGAGTTTCCAATAATACAATAAGCGCCTTTCTATTAAATCGTCTAATCATAAGAAGTTCTTTAGGTGTTAGGTAATAATACCACGCAATTTTAAATAAATCAGTAGGTTTAGCATAAATAGATTGGTGTAAATCGTTAAAATATTTATCAATAAGAGCGTAAGCCTCGAGTGGAGTAATATCAACTATAAAATTAGATTGAATGTTAAACTGGTGTTGAACATTATTTATAATTCTAAGAAAATGAACAGGGATATGTATAAGATTATTTCCAAGATTATAATCAAAGACGTGTTTTATCAATTGATTTCTATTTTCAATCATATTATTAATAATTCTACTTACACGTACGTTAAGCATTTTCTTTTGTTTTTTCATGCGCGTTCCGGCATCTTTTGTGTATGTTGTATTAAATAATGCTTTAGTAGAATCTTCGGGGATTTGAAAATGAGCATATATTTGTTCCAAATTCATTTTAGTTAATGGAAGGGATTGATTTTCAACTTTAATTGGATCAATATTATCATCGCCATAGCAAAATTGTAAAATTTTTCCCTTATTATTTCTAACCGTCATATCATACATTACTTTACCATCTTCTTGGGCCTTGATTAATCTTCTTTGAATGTAACCAGTTTGAGAGGTTTTAACTGCTGTATCGATAAGACCAACGCGACCACCCATTGCGTGGAAATATACTTCTTCAGGGGTTAATCCTTGAATAAATGAACTTTCTACAAATCCTCGAGCTTCAGGGGTATCGTCAAACTTTGTATAATGTGGTAAAGTTCTATCTGAAAATCCATAAGGAATACGTTTACCATCTACATTTTGTTGTCCTAGACAAGATATCATTTGAGCAATATTGATAGGCGAACCTTTACTACCAGCATTAACCATAATTACAAACCTATTATCAGGTGATAAACTAGTTCTTCCTATTTTACCTGCCTTAGCAGACGCATCATTGAGAAGACCATTTACTTTTGTCTCAAATTCTACTTCGTTTGTTTTACCTGTTGAATTTTCAAATACACCCAAATGTAATTGATCAATTAAATTTTGAACTTCCTTTTTCTTATTACTGACTGCTTCAATAATTTTTTCATTTGTTTCATTATCTGAAATTAAATCACTGATACCAACACTATACCCGTGTAGTTTTAAATATTCTGTAATAATATTTTGAATATTATCAATAAAATCTGCGGATTGGGTAAAATTAAAATCATTAAATATACTTTGAATAAGTCCTTTGGAACCTGAACCCATTGTTCCTTTATCCATTTGACCTCTAATATATTTTCCATTGCGAATTTCAATAATATTATTGGAATTTTTTTTATTTTCTTCCTCAGAATACTGTTTATTTTTAAATTTAGCACTAATAGGTGGTAATATTTGTGATAAAATATCAAAATTACTTACAGACCCTTCAACATCTTTAAATAATTCTGGATTTACATTATGAAAATGCATAAGAAGATTCATTGCCTTTCTATTATCGAAATGAAGTTTTTCACGTGTAAATCTATAACATCCCAAAAGAGAATCCTGAAAGATACCTACAATAGATTGATTGTTTTGTGGGCTAATAATTTGCCTAGGAACAGCTGCTAGATGCATAAGCTCTGCTTGACTTTCCTCATCTTGAGGCCCATGTAAATTCATTTCATCACCATCAAAATCAGCATTATATGGCTTGGTATCAGCTACATTCATTCTAAATGTATTACCTTCTTTCATAACTTTTACAATATGACACATCATACTCATTCTGTGTAAAGTAGGTTGCCTATTAAATAGAACAGGATCACCATTCATTAAATGTCTATGAACAACATCGCCATTATTAATAGTAATAGTATCTCTATCAGCATATTTAAGAGAAATTGTTTCTCCTGATTTTCTTTCTAAAATATTAGCACCAGGATATACTTCGGGGCCATTTTTAACAAGTTTTGTTAAAAACGTTTTATTTCGATTGTTTACTGTATTTGGAAATGTAATATTTTTCGCAATTTTAATAGGCACTCCTAACTCACGAATACCCAGTCGAGCATCTGGTGTAATAACAGAACGACCACTAAAATCAACACGTTTACCCATTAGATTTCCTCTAACGCGCCCTTGTTTTCCTACTAAACGTTCTTTAATAGATTTCAAAGGTCTCCCGCTTCTTTGTGCTACTGCTGCTACACCAGGAATACGATTATCTACCATTGTAGCTATATAATATTGTAAAACCATTGACCAATCTTCAATTACTTTTTCACTAGCGTTTTGCTGCATTTTCAAAAGTAACGTTTTATTTGCCTTGATAATATTTACAATGATATGTGAAATGTCGTCTTCACTTCTTTGTTGTGAATCATGTTTAACTGATGGTCTTACAGCAGGAGGAGGGACTGCTAGAACTTGACATATAAACCAATCAGGACGTGACCAAATTTTACTAAAACCCATAAATTCAACATCTTCATCACTTATACGTCTAAAAATTTTCAAAACCATTTCAGGTGTTAGTTTCATAGTAAGTTTATCTTTAGCCTTTTCTTCGCCTTCTTCTTTAATACCATCTGGATTATCCCATTCAGCTATAAGACTTGCTAATCCTTCTTTCATAATTTTACGTGGTTGCCTACATCCACAACCGTCTTCTGTTTCTTTACCACATCTTTCAATCTTTGATGCGTGTTGAAATACATATCCCCATCTTTTACGATGATCCATTTTTAATACGTGTGCGTGTTTTTCCTTACTTATCTTAAGCTTACTACACTTACAACAGACACAACGTAAAATTTTTAAGGTTGTTGTTAAATATTGAATATAATATACTGGTCTAGCAAGTTCAATATGACCAAAATATCCAGGAGTTTTCATATATCCTAAACCGTCGGTTGGACAAATTAATCCCGGGTCTAATACACCCATTCGCGGATCAAATAGACCACCAATTACTGGTTTATTATTAATATATGTATCTCGTGAAGTGATTTCGGCTACAGAACCTTTTCTAATCTCCTCTGGAGATAGTACACTAAATTGTATACCAATAATTTTAGCTGGATTCATTTCCGTAGTTGCCATTCTTATACTTTAATGAGATATATTTAGATTGTTTATTAAATCAATTTTATTAATAAAAGTTATTGAACATTAAAATTGATTACAAAAAAAGATATAAAAAATTCTCCATAAGAAATTATAGATATGCCGAGAACACCGAACGATAAAAACGAATCTCCTAAAAATTATAAAATGACCGACAAGGAAAAAAAGAAGAAAAAGTCACAAGAAAGTGGAAGTGATAGTGATAGTAGTAGTGATTATCAACCTGGAGACGAAGTTGAAGAAATGAACACTTTAGAAATGCAGAAATTTATTCAAAAAATATTTCCTTCTAAAAGTGGCCGTGAAAGAATTAATCAACTTGATAAAATAGATAAAATGATGGATAAAAAATCCAAAAAGAAGAAAGGTAAAAAAAAAAAAAAAAAAAACAAAAAGGAAAAAAGAAAAAAAAAAAAAAAGAAAAAAGGAAAAAAAAAAAAAAAAA